TATATCTTTCGAATGGTGTTGCTGCAGCATACAACGGTGTATTAAATTTCCATAATAATAAACCAGTAAATCCAGATACAGGCGTGCGTAATGCAACAGTTGTCACAGGTGCTTGGGGATTTTCTGGCGTTGATTTAACTGGTGCAGTTCCAGTAGACAATATCTATAGATTAGATGTTTATGATACCGGTGGCAATTTAACTACAATTAATAGACCAACCGGAACTGGCTCTACACAGACATATGCAATTACAGCAACAGCTTCAGACTCTTCAAATTATACACTTTCCGGAACAGATAGAGATGGTTCAGTATCAGGAACAGACCCAGCAATTAATCTAGTTGTCGGCGATACATTAAATATCACAAATAATGTTTCTGGTTCTCACCCAATGTATATAAAAACAACAAATACTGGAGGTAGTGGAGACCAAGTATCAACACCAGCCGCAACAGGACAGGGCAGTGCTAGTGTTTCGTGGACTCCAAATGCTGCCGGCACATATTATTATCAATGTGGTTTCCATAGTTCAATGGTCGGTACAATTACTGTCATTGAACAAAGTACTGGTGGTTGGGGAACTGATTTTACACAATTTACAGATAATTTAATGGTGCCACGTGTTATTACTGACCCAGCTGATGCAACTGATAAATGGATGGTTGCTTGGAATCTTGGAAGTAGATATACTACACTTGATACAATTATGTCAAATTATAATAATGCTGGTGGCATATATCATTTCCAAAGTGCTGGTAATAATTCCACAGTAGGTGTTTCAGAAGAAGACCCAAGAAAGAATAATACAATTTATATAGACCCAGCAGTAAATTATGTTGATATTAATTTAGATGTAAATGGTCGATATTCATTTGCATCAACCTCAACACCAAGTGCGCCAGTGGTCACGACAACAAAACCATGTCGTATGTATCAAGGCGGAGGTGCTAATCAATTTACAATTGCTGCAGCTCAACACAGTACCATAAATCCATTACTAGACGATTATAGTAGTAGAGGTCCAATGATTGATGTATCTGCTACTGGAGCATATACATGGACAGCATATCCTACAATTTCATATGCTGATGGTACTTGGGGATACTTTAGTGGTACATCTTGTGCGGCGCCGGTTGCTGCAGGAACAGCAGGTATTATGGTTTGTGATTTCTTTATTAAACGAGGAGTCTATCCATCAATCGCACAGTTAAAACAAATTATATCTGATAATGCAAAACCAACATTAGTGAGTGAAGGGCTTGTAGATTTTGAAAATGTAAGTGCAGCAGGAAATAAACCTTCGACAAGACTATATTCATCAAGTAATGTATTTCGTATTTCAGAAAACGATTTCCAAAACGGTGGTTCTGATTTAAGTGATTTATTTGGAACACCAACTGATATAATTAATATTCCTTATAAAATAAGATTAAGTAATGGAAAATATATTAATCAGATTGGAGGTCCAAGTTATGGTAAAAGGCCAGCTTCTGGGACAACATACCCTCGAAGAAAGATTAGAGTGGAATCTTAAGAATGAGAATAAATAAACTAAACAAATCCAATTTTCGTATGAGTTCAAAATGCCAGAAATTTTAAGCAATAGTTTTAAGAGCGATATTACTCGGTTATTTCTTGCTGATGCAAAAGATAACCAGGACTACTATCTGTTCGTTTCGTCAGTAGATAATTTCGATCCAGCAGATACTCTAAAATCTAAAAATGAGTTTTTAGAGAAAACATTATTTGCTAAGAAAATTGATAATGCAGATATTCATTTCTGCATTCCTTATTATCCATGGCAGGTCGGTTCGGCTTATGCTGAATATGATGATAATGCCAATTTAATAGGACAAAATTTTTACGCTGTTGTTGGACCAACACAAAACGATACTGGTGATTATCGAGTATATAAATGCTTAGATAATAATAATGGGGCGACTGTTTCCAACCCACCAAACTATAATGTCACAACAACAGACCAGATTTATAAAACAGCTGATGGATATGTTTGGAAATATATGTATCGTATCAGTGATTTGGAATTCGAAGCTTATAATGCTTTAGGTTTCATTCCTCTTTTAAATGTTTCAGCAAATAATTCTATTATTTCACCTGCTGCTTCAACAGGTTCTACCATTTCTGATGTTATTGTAGAAAATCCAGTTGATAATAAAGGTTATATAGTTGAAAGAGGTGGCATGTTAGGAAATATCTATCCTACAGGTCTAATCCAAATCGACCCATTTACAACCTGGAGTCAAGTTCCAAATTACTATACAGGACAATATCTTTATACAACAAATCCGAATGGTGTTTCAAGATTATTTGTAATCGAACAATATACATATCTAGAAACTGGTACAGTTGAGGTTATTGTAGGTAATGAATTATTAACTGGACTTGCAGCCAATCAATCAGGCGTTTTTGGTAGTGCTTCAGTACAAATTTTTCCAAGAGTTTTAATTAGTGGTGATGGAACAGGCTCTGCAAATAATGTCACAGCAGCAATTGGTGTACCAAATATTAATGGAGATAGAATCGAAAGTATTACATTACTGGATAAAGGTTCTGGATATCATAATGTCACCGCTGAAGTTGTTGACCCGATTTATGATTTTGACCCAGAAAATGTCACGACCACTGATGTAAGAGCTACACTTCGTGCTGTATTATCACCAGATGGTGGCCATGCATATAATTTAATTGATGAATTTAATTGTAGAAATTTTAGTTTTTATGCATATATTACGGCCGAGGATAATACAAAAATTGGAGACACAAACACTTATGGTGCTGTAGGTCTTGTAAGATCGCCTTCGTGGGCAAATACAGCTCCAACAATTTTTGATAACAGAATAGCAATGACTACAAACGATTTTGGAAAAGTCACAGCAAATAGTACTATAACACAAATAAATTCAGACAATGAAATTATATTCACTGCAAGAGTTCACGAGGTAGATTCAACGGCGAATACGATTTATTTGGCAGAATATATGGGTCCTTATCAGAATAATGCAAATTCTGGTAATGGAGATACTTCATTAGACCTTAATTTGCCATTTAGAAACGAAACAGGCCAACTAATCTCGATAAATACTCCTGTAGCAAATAATATTGTATTCTCGGAATATATACAGAGGACAGGTGAAGTCTATTTTATGGAAGACTTTTTCCCACTAGCTCGAACCGACCTTTCTCGAGAAGAATTTAAGTTTGTATTGGAATTTTAAGGAAATTAATTAAAGATGCCTATTAACACAAACCTCAATCAAGCTCCATATTTTGATGATTTCGATCAAGAAAATCAATATTACCGTGTGCTGTTTAAGCCAGGATTTGCTGTTCAGGCTCGTGAGTTAACTCAGCTTCAAACACAACTTCAAGACCAAATAGAACAATTTGGCGATAATATCTTTAAAGAAGGTAGTATTGTTAAAGGTTGTAATTTTACCGAATTAGATGACTTACAATATGTTCGCTTAAATAATGTCACCATGAATTCTGGTGTCGTATTTGACCCATTAAATTATATTAGTGGAAGAGTCAAGGAAACAATTGGCGGGCAAGAAGTAGAACTTGATTACGTTTATGAATTAGTTGGTTCAACATCAGGTTTGACAGCTAATATTATCCAGGCACAACGAGGATTTGAAGGTAGTACAGATTTCAATGCGTTCTTTATTAACTACACAAACACATCACCAACAAATAAGCAATTCCAAATTGGTGAAGCCTTAACAATTAATCTTTATAAATTCAAAGTTGGTACAACAGCTCCTATTGCTGATATACCTAATGTTGCTAGTTCAAGGGATAGTGTTTCAGGTATCCGAGTTTCAAGTTCAAGTGCTCCAGATGCTTCGTCTAATGTAGGCCTGGCATTTGGTATTCAATCAGCACCAGGTATTATTTTCCAAAAAGGAAATTTTATCTTTGCTGATAGCCAAACAATTGTTGTTTCACCAAATAATAATACTCCAACTGGTGTTTCTGTTGGTTATGAAGTCACAGAACAATTAATTAGTGCTCTTGCTGATGGTTCACTTTACGATAATGCAAACGGTTCAAGAAATGAAAATGCGCCGGGTGCAGATAGACTTAAATTAACACCTAGTCTCGTAGTAAAAACAACAGCTGATGCAAAAATAGATTCAAATTTCTTTACATTAATTAGATATCAAAATGGTAATGCAGTCACAATCCGTGATGTTTCTCAATATAATGTTCTCGGTGAAGAAATGGCCAGAAGAACTTACGAGGAATCAGGCAATTACATTTTAAGAGATTTCCCATTACAGACAGACGACCGTGTACCAGAAGGAACAGCAAACTCAGAAGTTCATGTATTAGTTGGTCAAGGTGTTGCTTACGTTAAAGGTTATAGAGTAGAAAATTCAGGTGAACGCGCATTTGCCATTGACCAAATTTCATCAACAGAAGTTGTAAATGCACAATCAGTATCACTTGATTACGGAAATTATCTTGATGTCACAGCTGCCACTGGTGTTATTAATATTGATTGGACTCCAGTTCAGTTAGAAGATAATACTGGTAGTAATATTGGTTCAGCTATTGCAATTAATGCAACTCCAACCCGAATTTATCTTACAGGTATTGTCACAACAGGTGGTCAATCAGTCAATAATGTTGCCAGAGTATCAGATGGTGCTGGTTATTTTGAAGTTGATGGTTCCAGATTAAGAGAGGTAGCTAAAAAGGCACTTATCTTTGATTCTGGTATGAATAGTTTATTTGATACTTCAGATACACTTATCCCAGTTCGTATTCAAGAGGCAGCAACACAAACAGGAAATGTAATTACACTAACAGCAAATCCAGGTGAGGATTTTAATTGTACAAATGATGATGTACTTGTTGTTGATAGTACAAATACAAAGATTGGTATCATAGGGACGCCTACTACGTCGCTAAATAATAGTGTATTGACCATTAATTTGGACCCAGCAGACTCTTCTGCGACGAATGTGACTGTGTACTATAACAAACGATTAATTGGCGCGCTTAATGGTGTAGACCCATACAATAAAACTTCGCATGAAACATATGTAAAAGTTGCATATAGTCCTAGCCAAACAAAATATAATCTAGGTTTCCCAGATGTTTATAAAATTGTAAGTGTTGTAGATGCGTCAGGCAATGACTTTACAAGTAGTTTCAGATTAAGACCTAACCAAAAAGACACTTATTACGATTTATCCTATATGGAATCAATTGTCGGCCGACCAGAACCTTCTGGTACATTAACAGTTCGACTTAAAGTTTTTGAAGTAGAAAACTCAACTGGTAGTTATTTCTTTACAATTAATAGTTATCCTAACACAGTTGATAGATATGATATTCCGGTTCACGTATCTGAATCCGGCGTAAGATATAACTTAAGAGAATGTTTCGACTTTAGACCACATGTTGACAAAGACCCATCAGCTAATTTTGGTGCAACAGTTGGTAGTGCTCCAACAATTAGTGGTACGGTAGGCTTTACAGCTCCTACATTTACAAATTATGGTGCTCCATTAATACCGGCCTTCGGTAATGCAATCACAACTGACCTTGAATATTACTTGTCAAGAATAGACACAATCGTATGTGATTCTTATGGTGAATTATCACTTGTAAAAGGCGAGGAAGAAAAATTTGCGGTTCCACCTCGTGTAGGTACAGACCAATTGGCAATTGCTCAAATTTCAGTTCCAGGTTATCCTGCAGTATCACAAAAGGTAGCAAACACACAACGCAAACGTGAATATGCTATTAAAGCAAAATCTACAGGTATTAAAGCCTTCACAATGAAGGATATGCACGACCTCGATAAGAAAATTGATAATCTTGCATATTACATTTCGCTTAACCAATTAGAAGCTGATACACAAAATCTTGTTATTACAGATGAAAATGGTTTATCAAGATTTAAGAATGGTTTCATAGTAGACCCATTTAATGATTTAACACTAGCAGATATTGATAATAGTGACTTTAATGCCGCGATTCCGTTTAATCAAAGAATTTTAACACCTTCAGTTAAAACATATCCAATAGATTTAAAATATAAGACTGCTACAGGTTCATCAATCTTCCCATCAACTGCTAATGCAAAAGTGGGAACTGTTGCTCGTAATCAAAATGTAGATATTATCGAACAACCTTATGCTTCTAATATCCGAAATTGTGTAAGTAATTTCTACAAATATGTTGGTGACGGAGTTATTTCACCTCCTTATGATGCAACATATGATACAACTACAAATCCAGTTTCGATTGACATTGACCTGGCATCTCCATTTGAAGATTTTGTAGACCAAATCCAACAGTTTTTACCATTAACAGATACTACATCTACAACATCGTTTGACCCAGACCCAGGAAGAGGTGGTCAACGAGGTGCTGGAACAGAAACTACAACAATTACAACAAGAACAAGCGAAATTAATGTTGAACCAGGAAGTACTACAACATCATTTGTAGGTGATTTCCTTACCAATTTCCAATTTGAACCATTCATGGCTGGACGCGACATCGCCATTTACATGTCCGGTTTAAGACCCTCAACAAGACATTATTTCTTCTTTGATGGTGTGAATGTAGATGCTCATGTTCTTCCAGGAACACCAGCTGATAATGTAGATAATGTTGCAAGATATGGTTCCAAAGGAGCAGCTGTTGAAACAGATGCAAATGGTGTGTTGAGAGCAGTATTTGCATTACCAGAGGAAACATTCTTTGTTGGTGATAGAGTATTAGAAATTGCTGACGTAAACTTATATAATAGCATTGAATCTGGTTCCACATCAAAAGGTTTTGTCACATATCGTGCATATAACTTTAGTGTCGAAAGAACATCTCTAACGACTGCTACAAGAACGCCGAACATTGATGTTAATACAACGACCACAACAAGAAATGTTGCTAGAAGAAGACGAGGACGTGACCCACTTGCTCAAACATTCTTTATTAAGAAAGGTATGGGACAAGGTTCAAACTCTGTATATCTATCAGAGGTTGATGTATTCTTCAAACGTGTGAGTGATGTTAACGGTATTTCATTACAAATTAGAGAAGTTGTAAACGGATATCCAGATATCTCAATACTTCCGTTCTCAGTTGTGCATAAACTTCCATCAGATTTAACAAGTGCAACATCAGATGATGGTTCAGTTGCGACAACATTTACATTTGACGCACCAGTTCGACTTGATGTTGAAAAAGAATATGCAATTGTATTACAACCAGATGCTTCTGACCCGAATTACTTAGTATTCACATCTAAGGTTGGTGGTGTTGACTTGACACCAGGTGATACTCAAGGCTCAGCTATTGTACAAGACTGGGGAGATGGTGTTCTCTTTACTTCAACAAATAATAGTGCTTGGAAATCTTACCAAGATGAAGATCTTAAATTTACAGTAAGACGCCATAACTTTAATTCACCAACAGGTGTTGTCACATTAACAAACAACGACCATGAATTCTTATCTATTAATGACTTTAATGGTAGATTTAGATTAGGTGAAAGAATTTATCAAGTAAAAACTCCAACAAGCCCAACTTCAAATACGGTTTCGGTTTCTACTGGTAGTACAATAGTGTCAGGAACTGACCTTACTGCTACTTATGTTGCAGGAGATTTTGTAAAAATTGATAACGGTACTGAATACGATATCTATGAAGTTGCTTCAGTTGATAGTGGTGTTCAACTTACATTAAAACAACCTTGGGCATTTACAAACGCAGGAAATAATATGGTTCCTGTTGTGACTGGTGTTTTATCTTATTACGATAAAAATAATCCATACGAAATTCAACTTGAAGGAAGTAGTGCTTATACTGGTAGAGTATTCTCACCAGGTGGCGAAATTGTTGGCCTTGATAGTGAGATTACAGCGAATACAGTAAGTGTTGATAATATTAATTTAAGTTATGTTCAGCCTATGATTATGAAGGCATCAGATTCATCTTCAAAATTAAGTTTAGCTGGAGAGTTTGTTTCACCTAATAATGTGAATACAACTTATGATTTACCAATGAAGTTCAACGATAATAACCACTTCAGTAGAGATGGTGTTGTAATTTACAGTAAATCAAACGACCCTGCTAGAGCAAAGGCATTTGATATTAAAGTAAATATGGAGAATGGTGGTAATGCTACCTCTACTCCATTTGTTGATATTGAAGCTTCAAAATTACTTGCCTATAGATATAATCTTACAAATACTTCGGCTACAACTTCTAAGTATATCAGTAAAACAATTGAACTTGCAGCTGATTTGGATGCCGAAGATTTAGAATTAATCCTTACAGCATACAAACCTACAGGAACAGATATTAAAGTTTATGTCAAGGCAAAACATGCTTATGATAATGCTGAATTTAATGTTCTTGATTGGACAGAATTAGAATTATTTGAAGGTGTAGGCGTATATTCAACTACAACAAATATTAGAGACTATAGAGAATTCAAATATAGAATTCCTGCCAGCAACAAGGTTGGTAGTCTTGCAAGCGGTGCATTTACATATTCAAATACCAATGGTATATTTGAAGGCTTTAGAACTTTCGCAATTAAAATAGAATTACTATCGCCTAATGTACACAACGCACCTACATTAAGAGATTACCGAGGCGTCGCCTTAACATAAGGAATTTATGAATGAGTTTAATAAGAGATAAGAAAAGTCAAGCAGTACTGAACACAGATGCCGCTGCCTTGAATAAATATAAGATTGAAAGGTCTTATTATCGTAAAATAGATACAATACAGCAAGACATTCTCGAGATTAAACGAAGCTTAATTACTATCTGGGAAAAGATAGAAGAAATGGAAAATAAGTAGATGGCAAAAAGCATATCCACCATTAATAATACTCAAACCTTCCAGAATTGGTTATCAAAAACTAATGAGATGGTTGGTATTTTGCAAACTGATGCGATGACAGCTTCGGCGGGTGCTGGTGATACAACAACTGGTAATGCTACTTTAACCGGCGATTTTACAGCTAGTAATTTAATCTCAAACACATTACTTTCAACTAATGATATTGGTGCAAGAACTAATTCATCAGTTAATTTTAGGGACCCAATTCTTGTCACAAGTACAGCACAAGCTTGTGCCACATTCAGTTTTGGTTCTGGTGGTCAAGTAAACTTTACAGATGGCTCATTGACTTGGTTAGCTGGAATTGAAAGTAGTAATCCTGGTAATTTTGTTATTGATACTGGCACATCGCCAGTTAAATTCAGTTTATCAACAGCTGGTACACTTACAGTTCCAGATGCTGTTGTCACTGGAACACTATCAGTAGGAAGTATTAATATCGGCGGTGGTGGTTCAGGACTAGATACTGATGATATTAATGAACAACCAGGCGCAACAAATTTATGGTTTACAGATGCTCGTGCTAGAGCAGCAATACGAACACAAGATATTGATGCTTTAAATGTAGACGCCGACACATTAGACAGTTTAAATAGTACACAGTTTGTAAGAAGTGATGCTAATGACACAATTTCTGGTGAAATTACATTTTCAAATACAGTTGATTTTAATGGAACTGTAAATATAAATGGAACCAGTACATTTGGTGGCAATTCAGAAATTGATGGCAACCTAATTATTAAAAATGGCAGCACTTCGGCAATAGCTCTATATAATAATGGAGATTTAATTGCAACTGGTGATATTACTACAAACGGTTCAATATCAGACGAACGACTTAAAGAAAATGTTGTTCGGTTAAATAATGCATTAGAAAAAGTTACTCAAATTAACGGCTACACGTTTAATTATAAAGACAGGCCAGATGAAACAATGCCTGGTGTAATTGCTCAAGAGATTGAGAAAGTATTACCTGAGGTTGTTTACGAGTTTGAACAAGAAAATGAGAGCTACAAAGCAGTTCGCTATGCAAATATTGTTCCTCTATTAATAGAGGCAATTAAAGACTTGAAAGCTAAAGTAGATGATTTAGAGGGTCGCTTAAATGGCGACGGAATATAATTGGTCTTATAAGTATAGGGAATAAAGGAAAGCTAAATGGCAAAGATTTCAGAATTACCTCCGATTACCGGTGCTAATACCAGGTCGGAAGACCTGTTCGTCATAGTTAACCTAGTACAAGGTGACGACGGGACAAGTAATATCACTCGAAAGGAATTAGTTGAAGCGATTCAATATGAAATCTTTTCGAGAATTACGATTACCGGAGGAACTATTTCCGGCGTCGTCATGTCAGATTCAAGACTTGACAATGTTCGTATTGATAATTCTGATATTGAAGATACTGATTTCATACGTGGTAGTATTGATAATACAGAAATTACAAACTCCACAGCTAATAATATCACAATTACTAGTTCGACATTTGACAATGGCGTAATTACAAATTCCACAGGTAATAATGTTGTACTTACAAGTTCTGAACTTAATGATAGTACTGCGAACAATGTTGTTATCACAAATTCACAACTTCTTGATTCTACAGCAAATAATGTAGTTATTACTAATTCTGAGTTTAATGATGGAACAGGTAATAATGTAGTACTTACAAATTCAGAACTTAATGACTCCACAGCAAATAATGTAGTTATTACGAATTCTCAACTTCTTGATTCTGTTGCAAATAATACAGTCATTACAAATTCGCAGTTAAATGATTCGACTGCAAATAATGTCACTATTTCTGCTTCAATTTTCCAAAATGGGCAATTAATTTCTTCTACCGGTGAAGATCTTTCCATAGCAAATTCAGATATCACAACAACTGATATCACAGCTTCAAATTTCCTAGATGGTAATGTTAATAATTCAGTTATCACAAGTTCCGAGTTTAATGACGGAACAGCAAATAATGTTATCATAACAAATTCCGAGTTTAATGACGGAACCGGTAATAATGTAGTTCTTACAAACTCAACAATTGATGATTCAACATTCACAGATGGTACAATATCTAATACCTCATTTACAGGTACAATGGATAATGTTGTAGCTACTGATATGACAATCAGAAGTTCATCAGCCGATGGCTTATCATCAAATAATTCAACATTTGAAAATGGTACATTAGAGACATCAACATTTAGTGGTGGTGTTATTGACCAATCTAAACTTGTCGACTTTGATATGGACCTTACCAAAGAGTTCGATCCGCCTATTGATGATGAAAGTTATTTTGCAATTCGAAACGAACAAACTGGTGAAACAGAACAAATTAGTTTTGGACAATTGTTTGATGAAGTTTCCAAGAAAACTGCACAAGCATTAAAAGTTCATGTTGATGCAAGTTCAGGTGATGATGATTGGCCTGGTACTCAAATGCAACCAGTTAAAACAATGGAAAGAGCATTCGAACTTTGTTTAGAAAAGGCCGGTGGTTCTTTTGATAGAAACGCAGTAAATAATGCTGTGCACATTTCTGCAGGTCCCGGAACATATTATACCAAAGGTAATTTAATGTTGCCAGATGATTGTTCATTGACCTCTACATCTGGTCAGTATGCTACTGTAATTGAGGCATTACCTGGCTATGAAAATAATAACGCAGTTCTTGTTGGTTCAGGTTGTTATGTTCAAGGTTTCTCATATCAAAATTGGAAAATTGATAACTTCGATTTCCCAGAAGGTGGATTTGCTATCGCATACAGACCAGGTGCAAAACTCCTGCGTTCTCCATACCTAAGAGATAGTACTCAGTTATCAAACTTCAATAGATTAGATGTTGAACCACCTTTAAACCCATATAATAGTAAAGGTACACTTGCTGACTTAGGACAACAATTTTATCTTGCAAATACTCACACAGGAACATTTGCTGTTGATGATGAAATTAAATTTAGTTCTGGTGCCGTAGGTTATATTACCTATGTTGATGACCTAGCATTAGACAATGAAATTTATGTCAGAAACCTTAAAAATGGCCAAGGATTTGCTGCAGGCGATACGGTCACAGCTGAGTCTGGTGGTACTGGTGTAGTTGAAACTGTTGGTATTGATGACTTCCCTAACAGATTAGTTGGAAGAGGCGGTGGTTGTGTACTTGCTGATAGGCGTGTACTTGACCCTGATTCACTTTATACTTATGTACTTTGTTTTGGTTTCACCCCTCGTTCACAAAACGGTATAGGATATGTGGCAAGAGATGGTGCTGGTGTTAACGGTATCGGTTCTCTATCCATCTTCGTACGATGTGCATTCTATGCATTGAATGGTGGCCAAATGACACTGAACAACTCAGGTACTCAGTTTGGTGACATCTCAATGAGAGCAAAAGGTACAACTCAATTCTTCCAGCCACAAAATACAACTGCTACAATTATCGGTAATACTGCATTTGCTGACACCATTGAAACAAATGAAGATTTAATTATTGAGGATATGGTTGATTATCTAACAGCTAATACTGCTCAAGGTGGATTAGGTTATACAGGTTATGATGCAAATAAATGTGAGCGAGACAGTGGTATTATCCTTGATGGCGTAGGATATGATATTGCTTTAAATACAAACTATTGGTCCAGACTTGCTGGTATTACATATCGTTCACCAATCAGTTCAAAAGTTATCGGCGAACAACTTGATGCAACACTTGGTGCAAACCAATATCTACAATCTCGTGTTGAGGATATCTTCTCTGGTTCAAATGCAGAAATTATTGCAAGAGCAAATACTTCATTCCAGGAACTTTACAATGTTGTAGAGTTTGGTGAAGAAAATATGAATCCAATTGTCTGGCAAGATACAACAGTGGAACAAACTGCTGCCAGAGAATTACTACAAAATAACAGGTCATTTATCCAAGATGAACTCATTGATTGGATTGAAAATAATGATGAGTTCTATGCATATAACAGTGAAACATGTCGCCGAGACACTAAAGAATACATTCTACCAGCTGTTAAAAATGATATGTTATTTGATACCAACTATAACTCGGTCACAGCTGGTCGCGCATACTACATGGCAACTGCTGCCAAAGTTGTGGGACAACAGAAAAACGAAACAATTGAAGGATATCGTAGACTTAAAGATCAGACAAACGAAATTATTGATGCAAATACTTACATCGGCACAAGTCGTGTGGATGCAGGATTTGATGAAATTATTGGTATCCTTGGAAATACTGGAACAAAATATACTCCAACAAATGCTACATATAACCCATCTACAGGTGAGATGGTTATTACAATTGGAACACACAGTTTAACACCAGGTCGTAAGATTCTATTTGCAGAAAATGCAATTACATTCTCTTGCGATACTGATGGTAATGTTGCAACTATTTCACACCCAAGACAAACAGACGGTGCCTTTAATAGTCCAATAGAAGTTGTTTCAGTCACAAATACAACAATTACAGTATTCGTACCAACAAGTGCTTACACAGGCGTCCATAACTTTGTGAGAGCAAAAGAAAATGGTATTGCAACTCTTGGTTCAGCAATCACTTGGTCTGATAGTACTTCAATCACTGCAGACAAGCGTAATGCAAGAAAACAACTTCAGTCAAATAGAGGTTTCATTCAAGATCTAGTCACAGGTTATATTGATAATAATTACTTTATCTACGACTCAGATAAATGTAAGCGTGACCAACTAGAATATATTATTCCAGCTGTTCAAAGAGATGTTATTACAGGAAGTAATTTCAACGCAATTCAATCTGGTGAAGCTTATCGTGGTGCTCACGGTGATGTTGTAATCGAACAACAATTACCACAAACTGTTGGTGCAATCACAGAATTAAAACAATTATTTGCTAATAATGTAATTACCGACCCAAGTGCTGAACATTTAAGTAATGAATCATTCGACCAAATGATTGATATTTTAAATAACGAAGGTAAAACTTACACACCAACAAATGCCACATACGACCCAATAACTGGTGTGATGGTATTAACAATCGGTTCACACGATTTACAAGTTGGTGAAAGCATTTATATTGCAGATGGAAGTATCACATTTGAATGTGGTTCACCTGCTGTTCAAATTTCACACCCAAGACCAACTGACCCTTATTACAGAAAGGCAATTTCTATTGATAAGGTTTCTGCCACAACAATTACATGTAATGTTGGCGATGCAAATGGTTATACTGGTGCTCATACATTTATTAGTGCAAACGCAAATTCAGTAAAACTTGCAAGTTATAATTCATCATACACTCCAAGTACTGCTACCTATGACCCAGTCACTGGTGTAATGACAGCAACAATTGGAAAACATAATCTTGTTAAAGGTGATTTCATTCAATTTAAACCTTTAAGTATCACATTCGAATGTAATGGTGATGAGATTACACACCCAAGACCTGCTGACCCATATTACAAAACACCTGTAAGAATTACTGCTGTCACTGCTGACACAATTACAATGAATGTTGGTGATGCTGGTGGTTATACTGGTGCTCATACATTTGTTAGAGCTGATGTAAATGCAATTGATGCTGACCCAATTCTTTGGACTGACCCAGCCTCAATTCAACAATTCTATACTCCAACAACAGCAACCTATGACCCAGTCACTGGTTTAAGTGTAGTGACAATCCCAGGTCATAATATTGCACAAGGTGATTACATAGAATTCTTACCATATAGTTTCACATTTACTTGTGCTCAAGATGGTAATGCAACCGAACACTCATATCCAAGAAAAGGCGATGGTAATTATAGAGCTCCAATGGAGGTCACAGTTGTCGCTGGTGATGATATCACAGTTAATGTTGGTGTTGGTTCAGGTGGTGCTCATACATTTGTAAGTGTTTCCAATAATGCTGTTGCAAGACTTACTTACAATTCAGCTGGACAAAGAGCTAGAGAACAATTACAGGCAAATAGAACATTCCTACAAGAAGAAGTAATGGCATATCTTGATACACAATACTTCATCTTTGATGGCGATAAATGTTCAAGAGATACAGGTTTAATTTTAGATGCAGTTCGCAGAGATGTTGCTACAGGTTCAAATTATAACTCTGTCTTTGCTGGCCTATCATATAGATTAGGTGGTGCTGGTGCTCAATTAGTTTACCAAGAACAACTTACCGAAACAGTTGGTGCAATTGAATATCTGAAATCAGAAATTGCTACCGAACTCACTGGTGGTGCTCTTACAAGAAGTAATGTTGCCTTTGATGAAATTATTGACATTTTATCAAATGGTGAAGCAAATGCTGATGTCATTGCATTCGGTACTGACGAGGTAAGTGCTAGCCATACAGAGGCAAGAACAGCATTACAATTAAATAAAGCATTCCTACAGGCCGAGGTCACCGCATATATTGCAGAAACATTCCCAGGTTTAACTTATAATGTTGCTAAATGTGAGCGTGATACAGGCTTCTTGGTTGATGCAATATCTTGGGATATACAACACGGCTCAAATGCTGCGTCTGTCAATTTTGCAAGAATGTATTACGACAATGCTATCGCTGTATTGCCTACTGACCAAATTTTACCAACAGCAAAAACTTGGGCTCACATTGCCGAGGTTTGTTATAACATTGTAAGAGATGTTGCTGTAACGCCTACAACAGGTAATGGTGCAACTCAAGACCTTACACTAACAGATGTTGGTATCAATATCGGTAATGCGGTAAGAGATTTAATTGGACTTACTGTCAATGTAATAAGAGATAATACTCTTGAATGGTTGCCTTCATACGATGAACCACAAATCGAATCTGGTTATACTTCAGCTGTCAACAAAATTGATGGCAGAACAGAAACATTACAATCAAGTGTCATTGATTATATCAGAGATGAATATAATGGATTACCATATAACAAAGCAAAATGTAAGCGTGATGTTGGATTAATTGTTGATGCTATATCTAAGGATATTGAATATGGTGGAAATGCTTCCACAATAGAGGCAGCAACATATTACTTTACTCGTGACCCAGATGTTAGTGCTGCGTATGAACAATTAAGAGCAACAAATGTTCTACCATTAGAAGTGAAAGGGCAATTTGCTACCTTACCAGATACTGCTAATGTTTCAGGTTTAAGAGAAAGTATTAATATTCTTCCATACGAACAACGTGAACCAACAAGACTTGCATTTGCTCACCTTGCAGATGTTGCTGCAAATGTAGCTATTGAAACAGCTGTAAGTGTTTCAAATGCAAACACAGTACCAACTCAGGATACTTCTGGAATACCAGCTGATGTTGCTACTGCTCAAAGTGTACACGATTTAATTAATACAATCGCAAATCTTGTTGATGATGATGAGACTGAAAATATTCCAACAGCAACAAATCCAAGATTTGACCCGAACAGAACAATGGCTCGTTTACAACTTCAAAAGAACAGAGAGTTCTTACAAGAAGAAATCATTGCATACCTTAACGATAGATACTTTACATTCGATGGCGATAAGTGCAAACGTGATGTAGGTATTATTATTGATGCTGTAAAACGAGACCAGTTAACTGATTCAAACTTTAATGCTGTATTCAATGGATTGGCATATCGCTCAGGTACTACTGGAACAAATTTAGTTGTTAATGAACAATTAACAGAAACAGTTAAAGCTGTTGAATACGCCAGAGATATTGCAGTTGCTGCAATTACAGATACTGGTGCTCAGGAAAGAGCAACAAATGCCTTTAATGAAATCATAGATATTATGGGCAATGGTTCTGGTAATGCTGATACTATTACATTTGGTACAGTAAGTGCTAATGGTAATAATGGTATCAATGCAAGATCTCAATTACAAAACAATAAAGCATTCCTACAGGCTGAAATGACAGCTTGGTTGGCAGTAAATCATGCTTCACTAACATACGATGTAGCAAAATGTGAACGTGATGTTGGTTATCTTGTGGATTCAGTTTCATTTGATATCATGCATGGTGGTAATTCTGCCTCAATTAACAATGCAAAACTTTACTTTGAAAATGCCTTAAGTGTATTACCTGAGGACCAAAGAGCTCCAACTGCTCAGGCGTTTGCTCACATTGCGGCTTGTGCTGAATTGATTGTTCAAGATACAAATATCGGTGGATTAAAATCTGTTGGTAATGCTGCATCACAAGACTTTAGTTCAGGAAGTGCTGGTGTTGTCTTAGGACAAACAGTTCAAGATTTATTCAACATCGTTGCTGATGCAATTTCCGAAAATGATCTAGATGGTATGCCTGATGTTGTTGAACCTACAGCAAGTGCTTATAATCAAGAATATCAAGATGCTGTGACTGAACTTGATGGAATTAAAGCTACAGTTCAAGGTGGAGTATTAGGATATCTTGCTCAATACTTCGAGGTATTACCATATAACGAAGATAAGTGCAGACGAGATACAGGTTATATTATTGATGCAGTTTCACACGATATTCAATATGGTGGTAATGCATGTACAGTCAACGCGGCTGGTATGTATTTTGAAAATGCTGTAAATACACTACCTAAAAATCAACAACAAGCTACAAAAGAGGCATTTACTCATTTAGCAAATACCATTGAACATGTTGTACAAAGAACAGCTGTCACAGCTACAGTAGGAAACGCAGTTGCACAAGATACAGTTCATGTTGCTACTAATCCTCTAACAGCTACTGCTGCTAAAAATCTTACAATGATTGTTGCAAATACAGTAGATGATTTAAATCCAACAATTGCAAATCTACCTGAAAAAATTGAACCATTACAAACATGGCAGGCTGCAAACTATGTTGATTCCAAGGAATTAATGGAAGACAATGCAGTTGCTCTTGCTGATAATGTATTAAGTTATATTTCAAATGTATGGAATGGATTAAGTTATCCTAAGTTTAAGTGTAGACGTGATATCGGATATCTTGTTGATGCAATTTCACATGATGTACAATACGATACAAACTCTGCTACAAGAATCACATCTCAAATTTACTTTGAGAATGGTGTAAGTGTACTACCTGCTGATACAAGAATACAAACAGCTGATGTTTACAATTACTTAGGAACAGTTGTAGAAAATATCGTACAAGAGATTGATGTTGCAAATACAACATACACAGACTCAACACAAGATACTTCAGGTACTCCTGCAACTGCAGTAGAGGGTGCTAGGGTTTCCGAATTAATTGGTTATGTTGAGGACGTTATCCGTAATGACTCTCTAGCAGGATTACCTGGACCTGAACAGGCAAATACAGCTTGGGTTGATTCAGAACTTCTTGGTGCTGCTCAACAAATTGATGATAATACAGAGATTCTTGCTCAAGATCTCACAGATTACATTAATACAGAATTTGGTGCTCTTGATTATAATAGAGATAAATGTAGACGTGATACAGGTTATCTGCTTGACGCATTCAGCTTTGACTTGAACTTTGGTGGTAATACTGCCTCAAGATGGAATGCTGATTTCTACTTCTGGAATAATGCTTATAGAATTCCTGAAGATCAGAGAATACCAACAGCAAAATCTTACAGACAATTAGGTCGCATTTGTAAAGATATAGTTATCGGCAAATATCCAGGAATGACTGTAGGAACACAAGAAATTGCTAGTGACATAGAGGCTGCAAAAGTACAAAAACTTGCTGATATGTTCTACAAGACACAAATTTATAAAGATACAAAATATCTACTTGCTAAGGAAGAACCAACATATACAAATTCAATATTTGAAGATGCCTTAGACATTATTAAACAAAATAGACAAGATCTAGCGTTTGATACTGTAAGATATGTGGGTGCTACTTATAAATATATTGATATCAATTTAACTAGAAGAGATGCTAAGAACCTTCTGACAGCAATTGAAAATGACTTTAAGTATGAAGATGTCACAGTTCCTGCTCCGAGCTACACAACAAATGGTAGTTCAAATGCAACAATGACATATACTGCTGCATTCTTTGATTGGCAAGGTAAACATGTATTCCCAGTATTCAATCCATCTAATCCGGCATTGAAATACCAAGGAAGTGTACAAGGACCTGTTTCAAATGGAAACCTTGCTGCCATAACTGGAATGAAGCCAAATCATGCTTATATTGTTGCCACTGATATGAATGTCAGTGAATATGCTGGTACAATATATTATTGGGATGGTAGTGCATGGCAATTAGATAGTACTAACAATACCGACTTACTAGATGCATTTACTGGTGCTTGGGACAGAATGAGAGATTATATTGTAAATAATTACTCACCAAACTCAACACACAGTTTAATGGTCGAAGGTTTATTTAATGATTGCTTGAAAGGTAATATATTAAGACCTCAGAAGCTTACATTTGGTTCATTGGTTGAATCAATTGCTCACCAGTTCAATGGTGCTTCGGCTGGTGTTAACAGAAACGCCTTACCATTGAACTTCAGAAACCTTGGTGCTGCTATATCGGCGGTTGCTTCGGTACTAAATGAAGATGGTGGTAGAATTAGATGGTCGGGTGCAGACGAATTGAATAACCAGTACTTCGCAAGAGGATTGAGAATTAATGGTCGAACAGGAAGAATTGAAGGAAGACCATTTACATCATCAGTAAGGAAACTTGCAAGACGTGCATCTAATAGTAGAGCAGTAATTTAATAAGGAATATAGGATAGAAAAATGCCAATAACAACAATACAAACATCTCAAGCGCCGGACGCGAAACCGGTAGCTAAGAATTTAGTTCTATCCACTAACTGGCAGGAAATAATTAATGTACCAAATTATGAAGTTCCAGAGCTTGTTTTTGGTGGGTCGACTACAGTTGAACCAGGTGTTGGTGAAGTTATTTCTCCACTAGTGTTATGTAATACAACAGCAAACACTGTGAATGTAGATGTACAAGTTTATCGTTATGATGAAAATATTACATATTACATTTTAAGAAATTTACCAGTACCAGGATATGACACAATTCCCATACCTCTGAATGGTCAATTCCTAAAGAGTGGTGATATTCTTGAAGCAAAGGCAAGTGCAGACCTGTCTATTCATTCAACACTATCATTTACATTAGGTCAATCAGAGGAAGATGATGTTGTTTAACAACAAATAAATATATTAATGAGGAATACGGAGAAAATTAATGTCCAGTAGATTTGGAACACTTTCGGGAAGAGGCCTAGTAATCGGCCATGGTGTACCGCAAACTTTCCCAATTCAGTTAGACCCTGTACCTTTCGAGGGTGCTGTCGTTTATGCTGATAATGGAGAATTAAGGTACTCAGATGGCACTGCTTGGTTGCCTTTAGGAACTGGGCCGCAAGGAACTCAAGGTACTACTGGTATCCAAGGTTTCCAAGGTGTACAAGGTGATTATGGCCCAGGTTTCACAATCATTGGTTCAATCGCTGGTCCAGGTGACCAATCCTCATTAAATACAGCATTCCCTGCAGCAACTGTAGGCGATGGCGTTATCGACCAATCAGATGATACCTTATGGATTTATGATGGCTCAGTTTGGGTTAACATTGGTTCATTTAGAGGGGTGCAAGGCCTTCAGGGTGTTCAAGGTGTCCAAGGTGTACAGGGGCCTATAGGTAATGAAGGTATCCAGGGCGAAAGAGGCTTTAGAGGTTTCCAAGGTGAACGAGGAGTTCAAGGCGTTCAGGGTGTCCAAGGTGATTTAGGTATTCAAGGTATTCAAGGCCGAAGAGGACCTCAAGGTGTTCAAGGTACTACTGGTATCCAAGGTGTTCAAGGGCCTCGTAATTTCCAAGGTACTCAAGGTCTCCAAGGTGTTCAAGGTACCACAGGTATTCAAGGTGATACTGGTTTCCAAGGTTATGCCGGTTCTTATGGTGGCGTAACATTTGAATATGACTTTGGTGCAGCAACTGCCACAGTAGACCCAGGTTCAGGTAATTTAACTTTTGCAAATACAGCAGTTGCAGATGTTAATGAAATCTATATAGATTCAATAGCAGCATTTCCTAACACAGATATTTCAGATACAATTAATTCATTTGACAACGTTGCCGGTCCTGTTAAGGCATTCATTAAAATTACACAAGTTTCAGATATTAGCAAATTCTCATTATATGAAGTTAATGATATTGTTGATAATACAGGTTGGTTTACATTATCAACCACATACCTAAATGGTTCAGCCACAACTGGCGATTATACTTCATCTCCTCGTGTTGTAGTTTCATTCGCATTGGTTGGAACTCAAGGTATTCAGGGTGTTCAAGGCACTACTGGTATCCAAGGTTTACAGGGTAATCAAGGATTACAAGGTCAGATAGGACCACAAGGAATTCAAGGCGCAACTGGTATTCAGGGTGATACTGGTACACAAGGCTTACAAGGTCGAGATGGCCCACAAGGAATCCAAGGTGTTCAAGGCCTTCAGGGACCAAGGGGAATTCAAGGTTTCAGAGGTGCTTTTGGAGGCATTTCATACGATTATACATTTAGTACTTCAACTGCAAATACAGACCCAGGTCAAGGTATATTAAACTTTGATAATGCATCATTTGCTGGTGCTGGTAAAATGTTTATTGATGACAGAGATGATGGTAATGTCCAAGTAATGGACGGCGTCATGTCATTCTTAACCAGTGTGACAAGTGCAACAAAAGGTTTCTTCAAACTTACAAATGCAGATAATATTTACGACCAAGCAACATTTGAGATTACAGGCGTAACAGACCGAACTGGTTATTGGGATGTAGATGTGACACATCTTAACGGTGTGACTTTAATGGCAGACTTAACTGATGTTCGTATTTCATTTATTAGAAATGGTGACCAGGGTCTGCAAGGAATCCAAGGTGTTCAAGGAACAATAGGTATTCAAGGTGATGTCGGGCCACAAGGTGTTCAAGGTGAACAAGGACTCCAAGGCGTTCAAGGTTTACAAGGTGGTTCTGGTGTTCAAGGTTTAACCGGTTCTCAGGGTGTTCAAGGTATTACTGGTATCCAAGGTTCTAGAGGCCTTCAGGGCGTCCAAGGAACTATGGGCTTTGATGGTGGTATATCATTTGAATATGACTTTGATACTAATACAACACAGGGACAATTCCCAGGACTCAATCATTGGTACATTGATAACGCTGATGTCACACAGGCAACAAGATTATACATTGACGACTTAACTGATTCAGGTCGTAGAGCAGATAGTTTATTTAATTATCTAGATGGTATTTCATCTAGTCCAAAAGGTCAGATTTTCATTCGAAGTGCAAAAGATTCCGGTGGAACTTACCAATGGCTAATTTATGAATTTACAAATTGGACATGGGATGCTTCTGGTACAGGTAATGACTGGGGTCACTTTGATGTTAACTTTATTGAAAGATCTGAACTTGAAGGATCAGATTCAAGCCCAGGTACAAGTTGGGCGAATGGTGCTGCAGCCGTATATGGTGATACAGCTAATATTACCTTTATTCCAGCTGGACAAACTGGTTCACAAGGTATTCAGGGTGTAATAGGACCACAGGGTGTTCAAGGTATCCAAGGGGAACAAGGTATCTATGGTGGTTTATCTTTCCAATGGTTATTTAGTAGTAATACAATCGGTGGTACTGACCCAGGCACAAATAATTTCAAATTTAATAACGCAAATCCACAGAATGCTACATTAATTACTATTGATGATATTCCTGATGACCAATACGATACTGAAGTAGATGATTTCTTAGATTTTATTGCTGCACAACCAGGCGCAATTAAAGGTTATCTAAAAATTCAAAGAGGTGCTGGCGATGCATTACAAGGTCCTGGTGGCCATCATTGGTTAATTTATGAAATTACTGGTTGGACATGGGACGGTGTTGGTAAAAACTATGGTTTCTGGGATGTCACATTTGTAGATGGAAATGTCACTGATTGGGATACACAGGTTTCTCAGGTACACGGCCCAGAAACAGTAATAACATTTATTCCAAAAGGCCCAGCTGGTATTCAAGGACCTCAAGGTACTACTGGTATCCAAGGTCAAACTGGTGCTGGTTTACAGGGTATCCAAGGCCTTCAAGGTATTCAAGGCTTCACAGGTTTACAAGGTGCTGAAGGTTCATTTGGCGGTATTACATTTGATTATACTTTCTTAACTGATATTGTTAATAATGACCCAGGCATTGGTAATGTTAAATTTAATAACGGTACATATTCATCTGTCACTGCAATTTACATTGACGATAGAGATGATAACTTTGTTAATATTGAACCATTCTTAAGAACAATTGATGATTCGACAAGCCCTATTAAAGGCCATGTTAAAATTACGAAAAAATCACAACCAGAAATATTCCAGATCTTTACAATTTCTGCTCTTGCAGAATTAACTGGATATTTTAATATTACTGTTGCCTTTGTAAGTGGTAATGGTACATTTGCAAATAGTGAAGATGTCACAATTACATTTGCTAGAACTGGTGATGCTGGTGCAACTGGTGCTATTGGACCACAGGGTGTTCAAGGTATTCAAGGTAATTTAGGTCTCCAAGGTTTACAAGGTACTGATGGTGCTGGTGCTCAAGGTGCAACTGGTGCTGATGGTATCCAAGGTCCTGCAGGTTTACAAGGTGCTGATGGTGCAATTGGTGTTCAGGGTGTTCAAGGTCTGCAGGGTGCAGATGGTTCACAAGGTGCTGCAGGTTTCCAAGGTGCTGGAGGAACTGGAGCTCAAGGTATTCAGGGTATCCAGGGCTTAACTGGTTCACAAGGTATCGGCGGTGTTGGTTCTGATGGTTTCCAAGGTACACAAGGTATTCAAGGTCCTGAAGGCCCAGATGGTGCTCAAGGTTTACAAGGTGCTGATGGTGGTGCTGGTCAACCTGGTCCTGCTGGTGCTCAAGGTTCTTCGGGTCCTCAAGGTTTACAAGGTATTCAAGGTATTCAAGGTGGCGGTAGTTCTGGTACTCAAGGTCCTGCTGGTTTCCAAGGTTCAATTGGTCCACAAGGTGTTCAGGGTGCAGATGGAGATGCTGGTGTAGGTGTTCAAGGTCCTGCCGGTCCTCAAGGTATTCAGGGAACTGACGGAAGTTCTGGTGCTGGTTTCCAAGGTATCCAAGGTGTTCAAGGAACAACTGGTACCCAGGGTGCTCTAGGTATCGGTGGCGAAGGTGCTCAAGGTCCTGCCGGTCCTCAAGGTATCCAAGGTGTACAAGGTAGAGACGGTGCTGGAGATATTGGTGTACAGGGGCCTGCTGGTCCACAGGGTATTACTGGTATTCAAGGTCCAGATGGTGGAGCTGGTGGTAGTGGTGCTCAAGGTATTCAAGGTCCACAAGGTGCTGATGGAGATGATGGAGCTCAAGGTGCTGCTGGAACAGGTTCAGCTGGTGCTCAAGGTCCTGCTGGTCCACAAGGTTCTGATGGGACGGCTGGTACATTAGGTTCTCAAGGACCTACTGGTGGCCCAGGTCCACAGGGTGTTCAAGGTATCCAAGGTAATCCAGGATTCCAGGGTGCTGACGGTGTTGCAACTGGCGGTATTCAGGGCTTTACTGGTGCTCCTGGTCCTCAAGGTCAGAATGGTTTCCAAGGTACACAAGGTACTAGAGGTTTCCAAGGTTCAGCTTCTTCAGGTTTAGACGGATTCCAAGGTATTCAGGGTCCTATTGGTCCACAAGGTACTACTGGCGGATCGGGCCCTATTGGTCCTCAAGGTCCTGCTGGTTCAGGTTCTGCTACAACAATTCAAACATCTACGATTCACGGTTCTTCTGTTGAATCAACTCCAATGTTTGTCACATTTGTTCAGGATAGTTCGACTGCTAGAACATTATATGCTACAACATCACCAAACCCAGGTAGTCAGTCTAACTTCTTCTATACAGCAAACATTGATGAATTACAATTAGAAAATATTACAATTGCTGGTTCTGCTACATTAGGTGGTTCAACAATTACATCGTGGCCTACCGGTGGCGGTGGTGGTAGTGGTACACTCAATAATATTGTTGAAGATACAACTCCTCAGTTAGGTGGTAACTTAGACGGTCAAGCATTTGATATTACAACTACAGGTGATATTACAGCCGCAGACTTTAATTCAACATCTGACAGAACATTAAAAGAAAATATAGAGACAATACCTAATGCATTGGATAAAGTTCTTGCATTACGAGGTGTTAACTTTAATATGATTGGCCAAGAAGAGAGAAAGGTTGGTTTAATCGCTCAGGAAATTGAGGAAATTTTACCTGAGGTTGTTAACACAAATGAAGATGGTATTAAATCGGTTAGTTATGCTAATATTGTTGGATTGCTTATTGAAGCAATAAAAGAACAACAAGAACAAATACAAAAATTAAAATAATATAGTTTATGATAAAGTGAGAGTGATATGCTCTAAATCGCAATAAGATATGAGGGGCATTTAATATGCCCTTTATGTTTTATAGAGCTTAAATAATAAATAGAATAATAACAGAGAGAAAAAGGTTTCATCGCCATGGCATCGAGAGCAAATATTTACATAGACAAGGGAATGGACTTCCGAACAACGCTAGACTTGTTCGACGAAGACGACCAAGAGTTGGTGATAACAACCTACAATTTTTATAGCGGGATAAAGAAACTTTATTCTAGCTCTAATACAATTGCAGACTTCACGATTGAGAAGGCCAATAATGATATCACGCTCGTCCTTACAGACCAACAAACAGATTCATTAGTACCCGGCAAATATCAGTACGACGTAATAATGGAAAAAACAACAGGAGAACGTTCCAAAATAGTTGAAGGCTTAGCAATTGTAGTTGACACTATTACGGAGGTTGCGTGAGCATAAAAGTTAAGGTAAACGCCTCTAAAAGTATTAGGGCGGTACCGAAACAACATACCACGACTCCCATTGTCGCACCAGCAGAACGAAAGCCAGTAATCGTCCCAGATTCAGTCGTTCTTGGTATTGATACCATTGGAGCATATGTACAGGATATCGATGCTGGTCCTGGTATTATTATTACACCAGAAACCGATACAGAACTTTCCAATGTAGTAGTTTCACACGCAAATACTTCCTCAGAAGTTAGTACCACAAATAGTAATCTTGCCTATCCAAAAAATATTGCTATAGACCAATTTGGGCATATTACTCAGTTTACAAATCAAACGCTAAGTGCAAATAATTTTTCCGCTAATTCTACCGTTGTTATATCAAAGGATATCACATTTGGTAATACAGCAATCACACTTGGCGATACCACAAATGAAATAATAGGTTTAACCAATTTTAATGTTGGCGAACTTACATTTACACTAGATGGTATCTTTGGTGTTGATGATATTCGATTGGTTCCTGGAGAGGCAACCGATGTCATTGATGCCACTAATCACAGAATTTCTAATCTTGCTAACCCATTGTTTCCACAAGATGCAGTCACGGTTAATTATTTAGAACAAGAACTTGGGCAAGTCGGAGACCCGATAGACCCAGAAGATGTAGCTAATAAACGATATGTAGATAATGTTGCTATCAACATGGCAAGCAGACAAATTGTTCTTGCTGCCACTACTCAAGATCTGAGTGTATATGGTTCCACATTCTCTAGTGGAAATACATCACACGCAGCTACATTTACCCTATCACCAGCAACAACTCTCAATGTTGACGGTGTTGTAGACTGGGAGGTTGGCGATGGCCTCCTTGTCAAAGACCAGGCGAATCCAGAAGAGAATGGCCGTTATGAGTTAATCCAATTAGGCGCTGTTGCAGACCCTTGGATTTTCCAGAGATCTCGATATGACGATGAAACCTCTGAGTATGGACTTACTCAGTCAGAGATAGCTGGGTCATTTGTATTTGTTTCTGACGGTACAAATAACGGCCAAACTGGTTGGGTCGCTACTGTTGCTGACGCTGAAACCTTCACTGTAAATACTGATGCGATTGTATGGAAACAGTTCCAAGGTCAAGGCTTTGATGGCAGAGGTATTACTCTTACTGATGGAACTAGACTAGATCTAGATTATACACAAACATTTGAGAATGTTATTGGTAAAGACGATAGTCTTATTATAACATCAAATGTGGTAAATGTCAACAGTACCGGCGGATTTATTTTGCCGGATGGTACAAGTTTGGAACGACCAGCTCCTGCAAGAGGAATGATTCGTTTCAATACTTCAGATACTCAATTTGAAGGATATGATGGAACGGCCTGGAAGGGTCTTGGTGGTGTAATCGATGTCGACCAAGACACAAAAATCTTAGCAGAAAATAGTCCAGGTTCTGACAATGACGAGCTAAAATTTTATACTGGCGGAACATTAAGATATCAACTTGCCTCAGATGGTGATTTCCAATATGGCGATGGTTTAAATAAATTTACCATTGATTGGCAGACCGGTGATACTAACATCGCTGGTAATACTGATATTCAAGGCACACTGAATGTTGTCGGCGATACAACAATTACCGGTAATATTGACTTTACTGGTGAGCTAGAGGTTGATAGTTTAAAAGTCACAGACCTCACAAATAATCGTGTATTACTTGCTGGGCTGAATGGTGCAGTAGAAGATGATGGTAATTTTACCTTTGATGGAACAGACCTCAATTTAACTGGCGATCAGAATATTACTGGTTCGTTAGATGTTTCTGTTCAAGCTATACTTGCTAGTGCTAGAATTGAAGATCTTACACAGGGACGTGTAGTATTTGCAGGTTTAAATGGTGAACTTGTAGATAGTAATTCTTTAAGATGGGATGGCTCAACACTTTCGATTGATGGCGATACCGATATTACTGGAAACCTGACCTTAGGTGGTAATATTAGAATTGGTGACGCCGATGTAGATACAGTTAATGTTGTTGCTGATTTTACAAGTGACTTAATACCAGATGCTGATGTCACATATAATCTAGGTACAATCGGCAAACAATGGAACAAAATTTATGTTCCAACATTTAAATCAGATTCAGGAATTTTTGACTTTGACGAAACTGGTGCTGTAATATTACCTATTGGTGGAACTGGTGACAGACCAACCGCTGAAACCGGTATGATTCGTTTCAATACGACCGACCAAAGATTTGAAGGTTATGATGGAAGTATTTGGGCTGGACTTGCTGGTTCAGTTATTGATGTTGACCAAGATACAAGAATTATTGCTGAAACAAGTCCTAATGCCGACAATGACCAATTACAATTCTATACAGCTGGTGAATTAAGAGCTCAAGTTAATGCTGATGGTAAATTTAAAATCTATGATAGTTTAGTATTACCTACAGGAAATACAGCTCAAAGATATACGCCTGCTGAGCAAGGTTCTATAAGATATAACACAGAAGATAGCTTATTTGAAGGTTATGATGGTTCAGTTTGGAAAGGTTTAGGCGGGACAATTGATGCTGACCAAGATACATTTATATCAGCTGAATCCAGTCCAGGTGCTGATGATGATAAATTAAGATTCCAAACAGCTGGTGTAGAAAGGTTCTATATTTCCAATAATGGTGTAATTACCACAGCTGCAAACACAGACCTTACATTTGATATAGGTGGTAATATCAGTGTTGGTAATACTATTATAACAGACTTGGCCGACCCTGTCAACCCCTCTGACGCAGTTAATTTAAGATTTATTAATGATAGTTTTACCTCTAATTTAGATATCCAAGATGGTGCAAATAGTGGTGTTATTGATTTACTTAACTCTCCTAAAATTCATATTGGTACAGGTTTAGAGTTAGGTTCAAATACAGCTCTAGCAAATAATGAATTTGAAATTGGACTAGATGATACTGGTGTATCGGCTGACCTATATGGTAGTGATGGATTTACTCCTAGAATTAGAGTTGATGCTCAAGGTCGTATTACATTTGCGACAGAAATTCCAGTAGAATTACAAGCTAACGCGATTCCTGACTTTACAGAAACAACTCACGATCTCGTTGGTGAGATGATGAGGAACAATACTGAACTTGGTATTTCTGTTACGCATGATGACCCCCTCGATAAAATTAATTTCAGAACAAATGATTTTGATATTAACTTAACGGGTGCTATTACTGGTTCAAACACAGTTGTTCATAACTCAAATGTTTCAATCGCAACATCGTTTAACTATGTTGACCTTGATGCAAGATATCTAAACACTATTGGTGATACAGCTACAGGAAATATATTTGCTCCAAGATTTGGTGACTCTGCAAATACCCAAATGTATATTGAACCAGATGATGTCTCACATATTGACGGCATCATTGTAGGTTATGGTAAAGGATCCGGTAGATTACAAATTGAAGATGGTGCTGGTTCCACAATGTCACTCTTTGCGGTGGGTGGAGAGATTGGTTTCCTATCTCCAACATTTAACTTTGGAGCTTCTTATAACAGAACAACTGGAGCATGGACTGTACCTGGTGATATTATAGGTCGCAGATTTGTAGACCAAAATAATAACACTTACAAAATCAATCCTGCAAGTAGTAATGATTCTCGTATTAAAGATATCGAAATTGATGATGATATTGTAATCAATAGCAACTTTACTATTGGTGATGGTAGTCTTGCCACAAATTCTGGTAATATTTCTATTAATCCTAGTTCTGGTGGAGCAGATATCGATGTTAATAATACAAACATTATCAATTTGCAAGACCCAATTCTTGCTCAAGATGCAGTTAACAAACGCTACTTAGAAACATCAATTACAAATTTAACCACAGGTGGTATTTCTATATCAGCTGAGTCTGGCAACACAGATGTAGTTGCTCTAGGCGAAATAATAACCTTTGCTGCTGGTGAAGGTATTAACACAACTGTCAGCAACAATCAGATATTGATTGCTGGCGAATTGGCGAACAACACTAATATTGGTGTTGCTTCCTTTAACATAAATAACTTTACTGTCACAAGTGGAGATGTCACTGTGACGACTCTTGACGGAGGAACTTTTTAACTTGCCTATATAGGCGTGAGGAAAGGACATACATATGTCGACATTGATTAAACTTAGAAGAAGTGCCGTTGCCGGTCGCGTGCCTACTACAGCTCAGTTGGAGTTGGGCGAACTAGCGATTAATACGCAAGACGGTAAAATCTTCATTAAACAATATGATTCGGTTTCAAATACTGAAAACATCATAGAGTTTAGTGCAGACCCAAATGACCTTCTTACTTTAATCAAAACAGTCGATGGTGCCAACTCAGGTCTTGATGCTGATTTATTAGATGGATTAGATTCCACACAATATTTACGCTCAGATGTAGACGATACATTTGATGCCAATCTTACAATTACTGGTGACCTCACAGTTTCAGGTAATACAACATATGTTAATACTGAAACAATCCAGTTATCAGATAATATTATTACTTTAAATGCAAATCATACTGGTGCACCAACACAAGACGCAGGCATTGAAGTTGAACGAGGCACAGCTAATAACGTAGTATTACAATGGAATGAAGTAAATGATTATTGGGAAATTGCTTCTGGTGGTGTTGTTGGGCGTATCCTTACTACTGGTGATGAAGGCTCTGGAAATGGATTAGATGCTGACACATTAGATGGCCAGGAAGGAACATACTATTTAGATTATAATAATTTTACAAATACTCCTGCTTCTGCTGCAGGTTTATCTCTCACTTTAACAGGCAAAACCACAGGAACTGGGTCAAGTAATACTGGTGCTCTTTCGATTGCAACAGAACTTG